AATTTCTGATAACGTCTCTGTTTTGTTTTAACATTAACTTAACATTTAAGGAGACATAATATGTCAACTGAAATAACAAAAGCATTTGTAGAACAATATAGTTCAAACATACAAATGTTATCACAACAAAAAGGATCACTTTTAAGAGACAAAGTGAGACTTGAGTCTGTTACAGGGAAGAATGCTTTCTTCGACCAAATTGGTTCTGTAACTGCAACTGTAAGATCAACTAGACACTCTGACACTCCACAAGCAGATACTCCTCACTCAAGAAGAAGAGTTTCACTTGTTGACTATGAGTTCGCAGATCTTGTAGACGATCTAGACAAAGTAAGAATGTTAGTAGATCCTACTTCTAGCTATGCACAAGCTGCTGCTTATGCAATGGGTAGAGCAATGGATGATGCTATCTTAACTGCAGCAATCGGTTCATCTGATACAGGTGTTGCTGGTGGTACTGCTGTTGCATTACCTAGTGGTCAAAAGATTGTTGAATCTGGAACTGCAGGTTTAACTGTTGCTAAATTAAGACAAGCAAAAGAAATCATTGATTTAGCTGATGTTGATCCTTCACTAAAAAGATACATCGTAGTATCTCCAAAACAGATCTCTGATCTATTAGGAACTACTGAAGTAACTTCAAGTGATTTCAACACAGTAAAAGCATTAGCTGCTGGAGATGTTAATACATTCCTTGGCTTTGATTTCTGTGTGTCTAACAGACTAGCAATCGCTTCAAGCAAAAGAAAATGTATCGCTTTCGTACAAGATGGTGTTGCATTAGCTGTAGGTAAAGACTCTACTGCTAGAATCGATGAAAGATCTGACAAAGGCTACGCAACTCAAGTTTACTATTCTGCTGCATTCGGTGCAACTAGAATGGAAGAAGCTAAAGTTGTAGAAGTACAGGCTCACGAAGCATAATAAATAGAATTTTAGGGGGTGGAAGCGAGAGTGGAAACCCCCTAGAGTGCATGAAACAAATAAAAGATTTAAAAACAGTATTACATTTTAAGAAAGGGGATCATATCTATAGATATGTATTGGTGGACAGATTTAAAAATGATGGTAAGTACCATTATGGTTTTGATGCTAAAGAAGAAAGAACTACAGAAGAAATCTTTGCATTAGAAAAAGATAGACAGATAAGGCGAAAGTATATTATAAAGGAGTAATATGGCATCAGTAGTAGACATTTGTAATGGAGCATTAAATCAACTTGGTGCGTCAACAATATTATCACTTACAGAAGATTCAAAAAACGCAAGACTTTGCAACGCAAGATACACACAAGTTAGAGATAGTTTATTTAGATCTCATCCTTGGAACTGTTTAGTTAAAAGAGTTGAACTTGCAAAAGATACGGAAACACCTTCATGGGGTTTTAGTTATCAGTTTACTTTACCTGCAGATTGTTTGAGAGTTCTTACAATTTTAAATTATGATTATGATTATAAAATTGAAGGAAGAAAAATTGTAGCAAACCATGGAACAGTTAAGATACAATATATTGCAAGAATTACAGATGCCAATCAATATGATGAGTTGTTAAGAGAAACAATATCTGCTGCATTAGCTGCTGACATTGCATACGCAGTTACATCATCTAATCCTGTTGCTTCTAATATGTACAATTTATTTCAAGATAAATTAAAAGAAGCTAGATTTGTAGATGCTACTGAAGGTTACAATACTAATCCAGATAATGGTCAAGCAGATGTAATGGGAGCTTCTACATTTATAAACTCAAGGTATTAACCTATGGCTAGAGTTGCTGTTCAATTAACCAATTTTACTGGTGGAGAATTATCACCAAGACTAGATGGTAGAAATGATTTAGCTAAATATCCTACAGGATGTAAAACATTAGAGAACATGATTATCTTTCCTCATGGAAGTGCGGCAAGAAGATCTGGTACACAGTTTGTTTCAGAAGTAAAAGATAGTTCTAAAGAAACAAGATTAATTCCTTTTGAGTTTTCTACATCACAAACTTATATGTTAGAGTTTGGAGATCAGTACATAAGATTTTATAAAGACAATGGTCAAATATTATCTAGTGGTTCAGCTTATGAAATATCATCACCATATTTAGAAGCAGAACTATTTGATATTAAATATGCGCAATCAGCAGATGTCATGTATGTGTGTCATCCTAATCATCCAGTAAAAAAATTATCAAGAACAGGTCATACATCATGGACACTAACAGATGTAGATTTTACTAATGGTCCATATCTAGACGACAACATTACAACAACAACACTAACTACAGATCATCATACAGTAGGAACAGGTAGAGTTTTAACATCTAGTGCAAGTTTATGGGTAACTACAGATGTTGGAAGATTAGTTAGATTTAGGGATGGTTATGGAAAAATTACAGCTTACACTTCAGCTACAGTTGTTACATGGGAAGTAATAAAAGATACAGGTTCATCAACTGCATCAACAGATTGGTCGTTAGGTGCTTTTTCAAATACTACAGGTCATGCTTCATGTGTTACTTTCTTTGAACAAAGATTAGTATTTGCAGCAACCTTATCACAACCACAAACAATATTTTTTTCAAGATCTGGTGATTATGAAAACATGGATGAGAATAGAGGCGGAACTATTGCAGACGATGATGCTATTATTTATACGATTGCATCTAACCAAGTAAACGCAATTAGATTTATGACATCAACAAGAACTTTAATTATTGGTACAGCAGGTGGTGAGTTTACAGTTAGTGGTGGTGGAACAGATGTTGCTGTTACTCCTACAAATATATTAATTAAAAAACAATCTAATAATGGTGCAGCAAATGTAGATGCTTTAGCTGTTGGTAATGCAACTATCTTTTTACAAAGAGCTAGAAGAAAAATGAGAGAACTAGCTTACAACTTTGATGTTGATGGTTATGTTGCTCCAGACTTAACTATACTTGCTGAACATATTTCAGAAGGTGGATTTAAACAACTATCATATCAACAAGAACCTAATCAAGTTATATGGGGTGTAAGAAATGATGGTCAGTTAATTGGATTAACTTATCAAAGAGAACAGCAAGTTGTTGCTTGGCATAGACATATATTTGGTGGAACATTTGGAAGTGGTAACGCAGTTTGTGAAAGTATTGCTACAATTCCTACAGATGATTCTGAATATCAATCATGGGTAATTATCAAAAGAACTATTAATGGTGCAACAAAAAGATATGTAGAATTTATTCATCAATATGATTTTGATGAGAGTGATGATACATCTTTTAATTTTTTAGATTCACAATTATCTTATGACGGATCTGCAGTTACAACTATATCTGGTCTTGCTCATCTTGAAGGTCAAACAGTTTCAGTATTAGCAGATGGCGCAACTCATCCAGATAAAACAGTTAGCTCTGGATCAATAACTTTAGAAAGATCTGCAAGTAAAGTTAAAGTTGGATTAGGTTATACATCATTATTACAAACAATGAGAATAGATGCTGGTGCGCAGAATGGTACATCACAATCTAAAACAAAAAGAATATATGAAATCACTGCTAGACTTTATGAAAGTATTGGTGTTGAAGTTGGACCAGATCTTAACAATATGGAAAGAATACCTTTTAGATCTTCAGCTAATGCAATGAATAGTGGTATTAATGTATTTACTGGAGATAAAGATATAGAATTTAGAGGCAACTATGAAACAGATGGTTTTATATTTGTAAGACAAACTCAACCTTTACCTTTGACGATCCTATCTTTATATCCTAAACTTCAAACAAACGATGGATAGAATATTAAATATAGTTAAATACAAAGGTGAACATGGAAGATATATTATGAACCAACAAATGAATCATTTACTAATGGATAAAGATATGGAGTTTAATGGAAACCCAGATAACCTAGAACAAAATAATTTAGCATTTACAGGTATGATTAATGGCAAACCTATCTTTGCTGCAGGTATGAAGATGCTTTGGAATGGTGTTGCAGAAGGTTGGGTACTAGCTACTAAAGATGTTTTAGATCATCCTTTGCTAGTCGCTAAAGCTATCAGAAAAGATTTTGCACGAATTGCTAAAGAAAATAATATCAATAGAGTTCAAACTGCTGTAAGAGCTAACTATACAACAGGTTTAAAATTTGCTAAATGGTTAGGATTAGAGGAAGAAGGTTTAATGAAGAAATTTGGTTTTGATGGTTCTGATCAATATATGTATGCGAGGTTATTCTAATGAGTTGGGTATCAGCAGCAGTATCAGTAGCAGCAGCAAAACAAGCATCCGCAGCAGGTAAATATAATCAAGCTGTACAAAATAGAAATGCCAAAGTTGCTGAACAAGAAGCACAAATAATAGAAGATAAAAAAAATTTAGATATAGCTAGATTTGATCAAGAGTTTATTAAACTTCAAGGTGAAACTAAAACTGCAGTATTAAAATCTGGAGCAGAACTTTCTGGTTCTGGTTTAAGAATATTAAGAAACAATGCTAAACAAGCTGAATTAGAAAAGGGTATAATTGAATATAATGCAAAAATAGGTAAAGCAAGAGCTTTTGAACAAGCTAACTTTGCAAGAATGCAAGGTGTTGTAGCAAGAAATGAAGCTAGAGCTGCAGAGCTTGGTTACTATTCACAAGCTGGTCAAAGTCTTTTATCAAGTTATGGGGGTGGTAGTTAATGCCAAAGATTCCTACATTCACATCTAGAAGAGAAATGACAACTGAAGCTCCATCGGTTAGATCTAATATTAGAATATCTCCTACAGCTACAACTGCCTCTGCTTTGCTTCCTGCAGCTAAAGCTATTGACGATTATTATATTAAACAAAGAGATAATACTGAAAAGTTAGAAGCAAGAAAAAAATATTATGAAATGAAATCTGAATCAGACAAAGTTATGGAAAAATATAAAAATAATTCAGATGAGTTTTCTTCTGTAAATGGATATAATCAAGAGTTTGGTGAATACAGAAAACAACAATTATCTCAAATTAAAAATAAAAGAATAAAAAAAAGATTAGAAAATTTATTAGATCTTGATCAATCAGAAAATATTTACAAAATCAAAGAAAATTCTTTTGATGCTTTTGAAAAAGAAAGTGAAGTTACTTATGAAAATGGTCAAAATATATTAGCTAATGAATATAATTTAGAAACTAATGAAGAATTAAAACAGAAAAAATTACAAGAAAGAATTGAACTTGCTGCTGAATATGAAAATATGCACAACAAAGGTAAAGCATGGTTAGATGAAACAATAATAAAAATTAAAGGTGATGCTGAACTACTTGAAATAGATAAGGCAGTAGCAAATAAAAATTATACTGCAGCTACAGAGCTATTAAAAAAATCTAAAAATATAGATTCAGAAACAGTTCAATCTACAATTATTAAAATTCAAAAAGAATCTGTTGAATATAATGAAACAAATTTTCATGTATCTAATATTATTGAAGGAAAAAATACTTTAATTGGTGCAGACTTAAAAAATACTACAGAAAAAAAAGTATTACAATCTACAGATAATGCTTTATTTGCAAACGCATCAAAAAATAAATTAAGTAAAGAAGAAACATTTGCTTATGTAGATCAAGTATATTCTAAAACAGGAATACTATCTCCTACTTATAAAGATTTATTTGAATCTGCATATAATACAGGATCAACAACTACATTTGATTCTAACGCAGATATACCAGATCAATTAAAATTAGCAGTTAAATCTGCAGAAATAGCAGATAGAACTGGAAGATTAAATAATTATACAACTACAGAACAGGAAAGATTTTTTAAAAATGTAATAGTATTAAAAAAAATATTAGGTCTTGATAATTATCAAGCTATCACTAGAGCAAAAGATTTTGAAATGAATTATGATCAAGAGTTAATTAGAGGAGCAACTAAAAGAAGAAATAGAACTTTAGATAAATTAGAAACTAAATTTAAAGAAACAAAAGTTACAAATCTTGGCGAAGTAAAATCTTATGCAAGTAAATTATATAATATGTATATTGCAAGTGGGATTGATGATGGTCCAGCAGAAACTCAAGTGCTAGAAGATATAGAATCTTCTATAATTGAAATAGATGATCATGCTTATTTTAAAAGAGATATTGAACCTTTTAAAAACATTGGTGGATTAGATCAGGTAAAACCTGTCAAAGAATATATTATAAGTAAAAGATTAACTAATGAAGATCCAAATGATTATTACATGAGACATATTGGTGGTGGTTTATTTGAAATAAGAAGAGAAGTAGACTTATCTACTGTTTATGGGGATGATGGTCAACCTCTTCTTTTTTATCAAAAAGATTTAATTAATATAGTTAAAGGAGCTAAAACAGAACAAGAAGAAAAAGAAAAATTATCTGTAATAGGATCTCAAGACGAAAAACAAATAAATAAAGAACAAACTACTAGCGACTTACTTATAGTAGAAGGATCTTAATATGGCAGAAGGAACTAATCTTAATCTGCTTTTAGATACAGATTATTTAAGTATAGAAGATCAAAAAATTCTTCAAGAAGAAAATGAAAAAGAAAAAATATCTTTAGGTGAAGGTATAAGTTTAGCTATTCAACAAGAACAAATATTACCATCTATATTAAAATCAGCTTCACAAGAAGAATTAGAACCTAATTATGATTTTAGAATTGATGATAAATTATTTGATGAATTATCAAAAGATATAGATATTAAATATTGGGATGAATTTTCTAATGCAAGTTCTAAAGCACAAGCATTTCAAATTAGACAAAGAATATTAGATGCTCAAGAAGCAAATAAAAAATTATCTACATTAGGATTTACTGGTACAGCTTTAAGAGTAGGTGCAGCAATATTAGATCCAGCAGCTTTAGCTGCAGATGCTGTAACCTTTGGTCTTGCTAGACCATTTATATATGCAAAAAAAGCATCAAGAATTTCTAAATATATTAGAGGTGGTCTTGTTGGAGCTGGTCAAGCTGCAGGAATAACAGCTCCTGTTGTAATGAATGACCCTACAAGAGACATAGATGAAATAGGTTATGCTGCATTAATGGGTGGCGCAATCACATCTGGATTAACTAGATTTATTGGACCAAAACATCCAGACTTAAATAGATTTGATGCTAAATCAAAAGAATTAGGTAAGGCAATGGAAAAAAGAAAATTAAAAGAAGATGGATTTAAAATTACAGAAAAAGGAGAAAAATATTTTTCTACAGATAAATACCCTAATATAAATCAAAGTGTTGATGAAATTGATAACTTGTATTCTAAAAATGAAGTTATGTTACCTACAAAAAAAATTGCAGAAGATGTTAAGAAAGGTGTAGATGCAAATGAATTATTAAGTAATTTTTTTGATAGAATAGACACAACTCCAGAAGTTGCTGGTAAATTAAGAATAGATAAATCATTTTTGTTAAGAAAATCACATAACCCAAGAATGAGATCGGCTTCTGAAAAATTAGCAGAAGATTCTGTTGGTAACAAAGATTATTCAAGATCAATATTAACAGCAGATATAAATAAACATAATTATTCTGGAACAAGACTAACATCTTTTTATAAAGAATATGAACCAGCATTTGCAGAATATTTAAAAGAAATTGGTAAATCAACTAAATTAAAAAGTTATAATTTTACAGATAGAATGGAATTTTCTACTTTAGTTTCTCGAGCAACGAGAGGTGAAGTTGTTGATATTGTTTCTGTAAACAAGGGTGTTAATGCTACAAAAAAATTATTTAAAGGTATGCTCGATGATTTAAAAAAAGATGGAGTTGAGGGAGCTGCAGATATTTTAGATAATCCAAATTATTTTCCTAGACATTGGTCAATAGGAAGAATGCAGGAAGTTCAAGATAACATTGGTTATGATAAAGTAATTAATTTTTTAAAAAACTCTTTAGTTAAAGGATCAGATAATTTATCTGATGCAGATGGCACAAAACTTGCTGGTCATATTTGGAGAATGATTAATCAATCAAAATTTGGTGATGGTTTTTCTGTTGATAGAGTTTTAAAAACTACAGACGAATCAGAATTAAGAGGTTTAATCGGAGATTATACAAAATTAAAACCTAATGAAATAGAAGATTTAATTAAAGTTTTATTAAAACCCACAAAACCTTCAGTACCTTCTAGATTAAAAAGAAGAGCATCATTTGATGAAACACATGAAGAAATTATTAATGGTAAAACTATTAAACTTACTGATATGTTAGATAATAATACAGAGGGTGTTGTTGGTGCTTATATAAATCAAATGTCAGGTCATATAGCTCTTGCTAGAACTGGTATAAAATCTAAAAAAGATTTTGAAAAAATATATGATTATATAAAAGAAGGATATACTATTCCTGAAGTTGCAAAAAAATATTCAAATAAATTAAGTCAAGCAAAACAAAAGTATGAATTAGATACTTTAGATATACTTTATAAACAATTAATTGGAACACCTGTTGAAAGAGATATTAATAGTGCAACTTCTATAGCTTTAAGAAATGTAAGAAAATATAATTATGCTAATGTATTTAACCAAGTAGGTTTTGCTCAAATTCCAGAAATGGGAAATATTATTGGTACTGCAGGTATTAGATCATTTATAAAATATATTCCAGAATTTAAAAATATTGTATCAAGAGCTAAAGATGGAAAATTGTCAAATGAATTTTTAGATGAAATAGAAACATTAGTTTCTGGCACAGGATCAAACAGATTAACAGATAGTGTTCTTAATAGAACAGATGACTTTGCTGGAATGACAACTCAAGTTGGAAAAATAGAAAAAACTTTAGATGTTGCTACAAGAATAACATCTGATTTTTCTGGCTTTCATGCTGTAGATACTTTATCAAGAAGATTAGCTACAATTACTTCCTTTGATAAACTTGCAAGATTTGCCACAAGTAAATCAAAATTAAAACCATCTGATATAAAAAGATATAAAAATATTGGATTTAGTGAAGATGAACTTGAATCAGTATTTAAAAATATTAGAGAAAAATCTACATTTATTGAAGGTGGTTTAACTGGAAGAAAAATTAGAAGATTAAATGTTGATCAATGGGATGATCAAGATTTAGTAAATAAAATGTCATTATATATGAACAGGCATTTAAGAAGGGTTATTCAAGAAAATAATTATGGAGAAATGGTAGCAATAGGTAATGGAGAAAAATCTCCACTTGCTAAAGTAGTGTTACAATTTAGAAATTTTATATTAACAGCTTATTCTAAACAATTACAACATGGTTTACACATGAGAGATTTTACTTTTTTTAGTTCTATAGCTTCATCTAGTATTATAGCTTCATTAGTGTGGGTAGCTCAACAACACATAAGAGCAATAGGAAAAAGTAAAGATGAGAAAGAAAAATATTTAGAAGAAAATTTAAGTATAGAATCTATAGGAAAAGCTGCTTTTCAAAGAAGCACATTTTCTACTTTAATACCTGCAATTTTAGATACAGGTTTATACATTACTGGAAATAATCCTCAATTTAATTATAGAAGCTCTGGATTAGAAACAAACTTAATAACAGGTAATCCTACTTATGCTTTAGGTGAAAAAATAGTAGGTGCTATTAGATCTACTGGTAAAGCTATAATAGATGATGAATATGATTTTAGTAAAAGAGATGCTTATAAGTGGAAATCTATTATGATGTATCAAAATATGATAGGTTTTACAAATATTTTACAATATATGATAGATGAATCTGATTTGCCAAGTACATCTAAATAATGTAGACAACAATAAAAGAATTTAATATAGAGAATTAAATATGACAATATCATCTACTACAGTAAAGAACTCCTACTCTGGAAATGGTACACTAGATACCTTTAACTATACTTTTAAAATCTTTGCTGACTCTGATTTACAGGTTATCATAAGGGATGCGACAGCTACTGAAACAGTAAAAACTTTAACGACTCATTATACAGTAACAGGTGCAGGAAATGCTAATGGTGGAACTATAGTATTCACAACTGGCAATATTCCAACTTCAACTGAAACTGTAGTAATTAGAAGAGCTGTTCCGCAAACACAAGCAATAGATTATATTGCTAATGATCCTTTCCCTGCGGAATCACATGAAGAGGGATTGGATCGTTCAATGATGTCAATCCAACAACTTCAAGAAGAAGTTGATAGATCGATCAAGTTATCAAGAACCAACACAATGAACAACACAGAGTTTGCTGTTGGCGCAACTGATAGAGCTGGAAAGATTTTTGGTTTTGATGACAATGGTGAACTTGTTGTATCTCAAGAACTAGGAACTTTCAAAGGCAACTGGTCAGCATCAACTACTTATGCTGCAAGAGATATAGTTAAAGACACATCAACAAATAATATTTTTTTATGTAACACTGGTCATACATCTTCTGGATCTCAACCACTAACTACAAATACAGATAGTGCTAAATGGGATCTATTAGTAGACGCAGCTAGTGCAACAACAAGTGCTACTAATGCTGCCGCATCAGCTACAGCTGCAGCTACTTCAGAAACTAATGCTGCAACCTCGGCAACAACAGCTACAACAAAAGCAGGTGAAGCATCGACTTCAGCTACCAACGCATCAACATCTGCTACAAATGCTGCGACTTCTGCTACTGCCGCACAAACAGCTCAAGCTGCTGCAGAAGCTGCTTTAGATAATTTTGATGATAAATTTTTAGGTGCTAAAGCTAGTGATCCAACTGTTGATAATGATGGAGACGCATTAACAGACGGAGCATTATACTTTAATACTACTGATGATGTTATGAAAGTTTATGACTTGACTAACACTCAATGGAGACAAATACAATTATCAACTTCAGATCAAGCAAATGTTAATACTGTTGCTGCAGATCTATCTGGATCAAACACAATAGGAACTGTTGCAGGATCTATTGCTAATGTTAATACAGTAGCAGGAAACAATACAAACATTAATACAGTAGCAGGTATATCTGCAAATGTAACTTCAGTAGCAGGAATAAGTTCCAATGTAACTGCTGTAGCTGGAAACGAAACAAATATTAATGCGGTTAATTCTAATTCTACAAATATTAATACAGTAGCTGGTGCTAATACAAATATAAATTCAGTTGCTACAAATATAGCTTCGATTAATACTGCTGCAACAAACCTTGCAGACATAAACGCTTTTGCAAATATTTATCTTGGACCACAATCATCTGCTCCAACTGCAGATCCAGATGGAAGTGCATTAGATATTGGAGATTTATATTTTGATACTGTTGCTGGACAGCTTAAAGTTTACTCTGCAACTGGGTGGATAAATGCTGGGAGTTCCATTAATGCAACTGCGGCAAGATTTTATTACACAGCAACTGCTGGTCAAACTACATTTACAGGCACAGATAATAATGGCGAGACTTTGGCATACGATGCTGGTTATGTAGACATTTATCAAAATGGTGTAAAATTAGTTAATGGTGTTGATGTTACTGTAACAAGTGGAACATCTATTGTATTAGCTGCTGGTGCTGCAGTAGGAGATAGTATAGACATAATTGGTTATGGTACTTTTGATATTGCAAATATTAGTGCATCAAATATTACAAGCGGAACTCTAAATATTGATAGACTTCCTTCTCCAACATTAACAGTTAAAGGTGATGGTTCATCAACAGATGCTGCTATACAATTAAACTGTTCACAAAATTCTCATGGTGTTAAAATTAAATCACCACCACATTCAGCTGGTCAATCTTATACTTTAACTTTACCTCAAAGTATTACTAATGGTTATTATTTAAAAACAGATGGTTCTGGTAATTTATCTTTTGCAGAAGTACCTCAACCAGTAGTACCAACAGTAGCAGATGTATCTCAAACTATTGCACCTGCAACAGCTACAACGATTTCAATTACAGGTACTAATTTTGTATCAATACCAATAGTAGAATTTATTAAAACAGATGGTTCAGTAACTTTAGCTAACACAGTAGCATTTACAAATGCAACTACACTTTCAGTTAATGTAACTTTAGCTTCTGGTAACTACTATGTAAGAATAGAAAACCCAGATGGAAACGCAGGAAGAAGTACAAATAATATTTTAACTGCATCTACTGCACCTACATTTTCAACAGCAGCAGGTTCACTAGGAACTATTGCAGGAAACTTCTCTGGAACTGTAGCAACGATTGCAGGTAGTTCAGATAGTGCAATTACTTTTAGTGAAACAACTTCTGTATTGACTACAGCAAATTGTACTTTAAATTCTTCTACAGGTGTGATAACAACTACAGACTTTGGTGGTGCTTCAACAACACCTACAACATATAACTTTACAATAAGGATTACAGATGCCGAAAGTCAAACAGCAGATAGAAACTTTAGTTTCACTTCTAGCTTCGGTGCAACAGGTGGAGGACAATTTAATTAATCATGGCTAGTACATATCTAAAACGAACTAATGGTACACCAACTAACGATAAAATAGGTACTATTTCTGTATGGGTAAAAAGGTCTAAATTAGGTACAGACCAAAGAATACACATGAACTTTGCAGATGGAAGTAATTATGCTTATTTGAGATTTACTGAAGGAGATTTAATTGAAGTTTATGGTGTCGCAAGTGGTTCTCAATCTACGCAAATTAGAACAAACAGAGTATTTAGAGATACTAATGCTTGGTATCATATAGTTTTAGCAATTGATACAACACAAGGAACTTCAACAGATAGAATAAAAATTTATGTAAATGGTGTTCAAGAAACAAGTATGGGTACTACAGATTATTGGGGTCAAAATGAGACTTGTCAATTACTTATAGCATCTGGTTCAAATTATCATACAGTAGGTTCTGCTGAAAATGGGTCATCTTCTTTTGATGGCTCAATGTCACATTATCATAAATGTGATGGAACAGCTTTAGCACCTACAGTTTTTGGTTCAACAGATAGCACAACTGGAGAATGGAAAATAAATACTTCTCCTAGTTTTACTGTTGGTAATACTGGTTATACAATTTTAAAAGATGGAAATACAATTACAGACCAATCATCTAATAGTAATGATTTCACTTTAGGTGCAGGTACACTTACAAAAACAGAATCTTCACCAAGCAATGTTTTTGCTACACTTGATCCTTTAAATGTACCAACAAGTAATGCACCAACATTTAGTAATGGTAATACAAAAGTTGTTACATCATCAGGTGGACAATTTGGTGGTTCAAGTAATTTAGGTGCATCAAGTGGTAAATATTATTTTGAAATTAAATTTTCAGCAGGAACTACAACTTATGGAAATATAAATTTTGTATCATCTAGTAATGCTAGAGAAACTGCAAGACAAAATGTTCATGCAAATCAATTAAGTTCAGCATATCCTAGTTTTTGTTATGAATATGATGGTAATGTTTATAAAGATAGTACAAGTACAGTTGCTAATTATGGTACTTATGCTGTTGGAGATATTATTATGATTGCTGCAGATTTAGATAATCAATTTGCATATTTTGGTGTTAATGGAACATGGGGAAATTCATCTGTTCCTACATCTGGTGCAACAGGAACAGGTGGTGCTTCTATGTCTGCAAATCCAGATTTTTGGCATCTTGCATTAGGAGATAGAAATTCATCTGGTACTAATACTTATGAAGTTAACTTCGGCAATGGCTACTTCGGAACAACAGCAGTATCTAGTGCAGGAGCTAACGCAAGTGGAAATGGAATATTTGAATATGATGTACCAACAGGCTATACTGCTTTATCAACAAAAGGATTAAATTTATAATGGCATACACAACAATTAATAAATCTACAGATTATTTTAATACTAAACTTTACACAGGTAATGGTGGAACACAATCTATAACTGGTGTAGGTTTTCAACCAGATTGGTTATGGTTAAAAAAACGAAACTCATCTGCAAATCATTTTTTATTTGATGCAGTAAGAGGTGCTAGTAAAGAACTTAACTCTAACAATGATGAAGCAGAAGCAAGTCCAGCAAATTACTTGTCATCTTTTGATTCAGATGGTTTTACAATAGGTAGTGATTCAGATATAAATGGAAATTCAGATACTCATGCATCATGGAACTGGAAAGCAGGAACTGGTCAAGGTTCATCAAACACAGATGGTTCTATAAATACTACTTACACTTCTGCTAATACAACAGCAGGTTTTTCAATATCAACTTACACAGGCACAGGAAGTAATGCAACAGTAGGTCATGG